TGAGGTGTACTGGCAATAGCGGACACTACCATTTGTTCTTTTTTTAAGCAGCCATCTGATGATATTTTTCCCTGAAGGCTGCCGGGGAGATATTCCCCAGACGAGAGTGACGACGCTGACGATTGTAGAAAATCTCAATGTATTCCCGTATTACTGAGATGGCTTCATCCCGGTTATTAAAACGATAGTGGCTCAGGCTCTCATTTTTCAGCGTTCCCCCGAAGCTTTCCATCGGAGCGTTGTCGTAACAGTTACCTTTACGCGACATTGATGTTTTCAGACCAAACTGCTCCTGTATGACCCGGTAATCGTATGCGCAGTACTGTGAACCTCGATCAGAGTGGTGGATTAGCCCGGCAGGTGGGCGCTGGCTCCTGAGCGCCATAAACAGAGCTTTACCTGTCAGCTCTTTTGTCATGCGCTCTCCCATGGCGTAGCCGACAATTTCGCACGTATAAACATCTTTGATGCCAGCGAGGTACAACCATCCCTCCTGTGTGGCAACATACGTCAGGTCCGCCACCCAGACCTGATTTGGTGCTGTAGGAGCGAACGTCTGGTTCAGCAGATTTGGCGCAACTGGCAGATTGTGGTTCGAGTTCGTAGTCGCTCTGAACTTGCGTTTCTGCTTACAGCGTAGCCTTAGCTCCTTACGAAGACGTGCCAGTCGGTCACGACCAACGATGATGCCATTCTCTGCCAGCTCCGTCTGGGGCCGCCGGGTTCCATATGTTTCGCGAGTGCGGATATGTGCCACCTTAATCTCCAGTTTTAGCCGCTCATCACTTTGTTTTCTGTCTGAGGGTTCATGCTGTACCCAGTTGTAATAACCGCTCCTGGATACACCAAATACCTGACACATCGCTTCAATGGGAAATTGTTGTCGCCATTGTTCGATTAACGCGTATTTTTCAGCGACTCCTGTGCAAAATACGCTGTTGCTTTTTTAATATATCTCGCTCAAGGCGAGCTTCATTTAACGCCTTACGCAGTTGCAGAATTTCAGATTCCAGTTCAGCCACCGTGCGGGAACCAGGAGTACCGAGCCCTTTTCTGGCGGCGGTAACCCATTGTCCTAAAGTGCCTTCAGGAAGAGATAATCGGGAAGCGCCTTCACTGATCGAAAGTTGATTTTCAAGAACCGTTCTGACAGCTTCGGCTTTGAACTCTTTAGAGTAACGTTGGGTTTTTCTGCTCATTATTAGCTCCTTCTGATGCCATTCTATTTCAGGAAGGAGTGTCCGTTAAACTCAGGCTACCTCATATTCGCTTCATTTACCAGCGTACGGATTTTTGATACATGCGCGGCTTTAACCTGTTTCCACTCATTCAGCCCGGTAGCAAACACACTGGCAATGTTTTTATCCCGTTTCATGTCAGCACAAGCCTGGTTGAGTTCTTCCATCACGCTCATTTTACGGGGATTAACGACAAAACCCTTCGTCCAGTACTCGTAAAGAACATCGTCGCACTCTTCCTGATACCGGATGACCTTATCGCGGATTTCGGGTTTTACTTTGTTGGGATTAATGGTTTGTAGCCAGCCGGCAAGTTTTCGAAGTGGCATGGACACCATATTGCGTTGTTTCCCATCCTCAGCAACCATAACGATTTCCGTTATAGTTGACGCAAAACGCTGTCTTAACTTAGCCAACTGTGATTGCCAGGCCAGCCCCATCCCCGCAACGACAGGTTTCATGGGAACGTATGGTTCGCCATTATGGTTAACTACATAAAGAGAGTTGCCGTGAAACGGCACGGCCATCATATTCATCGGTTAGTTCCTTTTAGTGATGAACCTTGTCTCACAGGAATCCAGCCCACAGAAAGGCACCGACAGCCAAACCGGTATCCTCAAGGGTCATCCTGAAAGGTTCTGTGTTGTGAGATGCGCGTGAGATGCGCAGAAATGACAAAGGCATCATTACGGTGCCTGAGTGTTAAACAACTGTTTTGACTTTATTCACTTACATTTTGCCAATTTGCAGGATTTCGTGTTATCCATCCATGTAAGCAAACCTCATTTTTCAGCAAAATATTCTGCTTATCTGTCGATTCCCCAGCACGCCAGCGCGCTCTCCTGGTCACGACGGGATACCTGACCGTAACAGTTATTTGAGCGAATACGGCAGTCCCTGCCACCGTCCTTAATCCACCAGCGAATAGCTTCGCAGGCACCTTTTCGATCTCCTGCATTAATCCGTCTGTAAAACGTCGACGGGAAACACTTACCGGGGCCAATGTTGTACGGACAGAATGACGCAATCCCCGCTTTCTGGGGTTCGGTCAGTGGCACTCTGATGTTTTTCTCCACCCATGCCAGCGCCTTATCACGCTCAATGGCGTTAACCCGGTCGCATTTTTCCTTCGACAGCTTCATGCCAGGAATAACAGGCTTACCATCCACCCGGGTGGCTCCACGGCAGATGGTCCAGATACCCGCACCATCACGGTATGCTGTGGTGTGGTTACCTTCCTTTTCATCCAGAAACTGGTCGAGGATTTCAGGCGCAGGCGCACCTGCGGCAATCAGCGCCAGAACGGCAGCCGACAGGCCGTATCTGATTTTTGCGTTCATGGATATTTATCAGGGTTTATCGATTTCAAATCCCTGGATATGTTAAGTCTTCAGGCCAGCGGTGGAGTCTTCAGAGAACCCGTAATTATTCCCGGTAGTTTTCCTCTGTAGGTTATCAACACATCCTGCGCCTCTAAAATTACGGGACGCTTTTCCGGTAACGGACCATCCCCTTCACATAACCCGGCAGCAACATCCATGAAAAACTGCTTCGCCTGCTTTTTCGCCTCAGCTTCGTAAAACTCCAGCGTGGCACCTTCAGTACGGTCAAGACTAATCGCCACATGTGGCAACAACAACGACGGATGCCCGCCAATTTCAAGTGCCACAGTAACAGCAATCTTATCCGGGTAATTATTTATCTCTTTAACAACCAGTTCGTATTTTTTCTTCATCGCTTTAGTCTCCCCGCGCCGTCTTACGGCGGTCCTCCCTGATTTTGAAATACAGGTTAGTCAGATACGTCAGCAGGCCAAACAGCAGACTCCCCAGTACACCTATTGCCACCCACTGGGACGGAGAGACTTTGTCCAGCAGTTGCAGTAACCAGTATCCCGTCCCTACCGCTGACGTGGTGTATGACACACCTGTTGTGATTTTTTCCATCTGGTACATACCCCGTCTCCCGTTATCCGGAAGCTGACAACAATAAAAAGCCACCAGTTAACTACTGATGGCTCTGATAACTCATGCAGGCGTCTCAGACGACCCACTGACACTACCGGTGAGTTTAACGATACCTTCCATTTGACTGGCTCACTTTTTATGATGATGCCGGTGCATTTATCTCCAGCACCAGACTTTCTATCTCAACGCCATACGCTGCATTTTTGTAACATCCGTCAGCGTCAGCGCATTCAGTCCCAGTGTCAGACTGTCTTTTATAACCTGGAATGCCGGGCCAGCCACTCCATTCAGTTTCGGAGTAACCGTGGCACTGCCGGCGGTGAACACCAGCTCCAGCGTCTGCCAGTCGTTACCGTAATCGCCGAACTCCCCCAGCTTCGTGTTTCCGGCTTTCCTGTGATGCATCAGATTCACTCTGCCGTCAGTGGTCTGAGTGAAGTACGACATCAGGAACGGATTACCGGTACCCGTCATCGCCACACCATCAGGAACGGGAGCATCCGTATACAGATAAATCCCCAGCCCGAACTGATTGTTGGTCAGTGCGCCTGACAGGCGGAACTTACAGGTCAGTCTGCCGCCCTGTGTCAGCAGGGTAATTGCGTCATCCACCGGATGCGTCAGGGACCAGGTTTTATTGCTCTGCTTGGTGATCTTAAATACACCATCTGACAACTGAATTCCGCCATCCTTAATGCTCCAGCCCTGCGCAGCAGCCTCTCCGGCTGCCGGCAGCAGGGAGATTGTGCGAACGGACGTATCTGCAGACGGACCCGATGGCGTGTTGCCGCCGGGCGAGGGTTTGATTTCCGGTGCCTTACCACTGATGAAGGCTGAGGTGCGCCCGGCTGCGTTCAGAATAGCGGTTGCCATACGATCCGGAATAATGCTCCTGCGCGCCCATGAACTGAAATGTGTCGGGCGGTTTGATGATACCTGGTTTCCATTCGTTCTCGATGCCGCACCGTAATATCCTGATGCCGGAATATCCGGATCTTCTGCCGGCGCGTTAGTGGCGGTATTGACGCCGTTACCGTCTGTCATGAAGGGCACAAAATAAACGCCCTCACTCTCCCTGTTTTTGTACGCCCCGTAAATGGTGTTGTACTGGGTGCCGTAGGTATTTTTCCAGTAATACGTCGTGTCACCACAAATCCACGGCACATCTGCAGCACTGCCACCATGGCACTGCGCGTTAAACACGGAGAGGTCAGCACGAAACTGTGTCAGCATGGCTGTAAACAGCGCAGGTTGCTGTGCGTGGGTGGCGGCGCTCATGTCAAACTCTCCCTGCATCCAGCACACCGCCAGCAACACATTTTTCGGGTTCTTCTGTAATGCAGCTTTAGTGCGCGCAATCAGGTCCTGATATAACGGTTTACCCACACCCCAGCGTGCCGAATCCTGGCTGGCCCCCGTGTCCGCACTGAATGTCCCCTCCGCGCCCTGGGTGAATGCCGAACCACCACGACAGCATGGTACCAGCAGGATCCCCGCGTTATTCGGGATATACGGGAGCAGTTTTTTGGCAATATGTAACCCCTGGCCGACACAGCCGTACTGCCCTTTGCTCAGGTCTGCCTTCGGATGATTCAGCGTACTCATATCCTGCACATCATGCAGGCAGTGGTCGGCCGGAATAATATCGTTATATCTGCAGGCAGCCCCACCCGGCGTAACTGTACTGCGGCGCGCCAGCTGTTTAATGCGCGGATCCGGAGCATCGTATGAATCCGGCAGCGGAAGCCCTTCACCGTAAGCCATGGCATTGGACTGCCCGGCCAGTACGATGACGTAGTACCAATCCGGCTCAGATGAAGGGCCGACCACCACATCACCTTCAATAGCCACCGCCTGCATCAGTGTGTACGGCGTAATGGCAACCGGTCCGCCGTATGGCTGCCAGCCCTCTTTCAGTTTGTGTGTCAGCTTTTCCGCAAGGTCTGACGGCGACGCCGCCCTGATAACATCGTAATGTTTAATCGACATCGAATTTCTCCCGTGTAGAGGAACAGAGTTAAAAAGCCGGAAGCGGAATCAAATCACAGGATGACCATCTGCCAGTGGCTGGTCGTAAAAAAAAGGCCGCGCCATGCGCAGCCGAAAATAAAGGGATAACGATGATAGTTTGAGAAAAACAGAAATAACACTTTTGTGGCAAAGCATGGTGCCGGGTGCCTCCCGGTGAATTCAGTATCAGCACCTGAATCCGCGATTACCCCATATTCCTTCTTGCTGATTGCCCCACCGCACAGGGGGATTCACCATGCAGAAGTGTTTTTAATAAACAGCAAACAAAAAGATCAAGCATTATGCAGGCTGTTTCTTTTTATCACCGGCCACAGCAATACCATAATGCCGCAGACCAGCACCCCATCCGCCAGCACCGACATGATTCTGCTGGTGAAATCCACCATCACCACCAGAAACAGCAGGAGTGCAGCCACAGTCAGGCGCAGTTTTACCGTCACTGGTAATTCTCCAGACGAAGACCCAGAACACCGGCAATCTCTTCCAGCACCTTGCGCTCTTCCGGCTCAATTTCGCCGTCTGCCTCCGCAATGGCCACCGCCACATCCAGCACATCTTCCGCTTCACGCGTATCGTGTTTCACATCCTCGATCTCACGTAACGCCGCACGACGACCAGTTTTAAAGTTCGTATCCAGCTGACCGATAATGGTTGCGCTAATCGCATTAATTTCTGACGTAAACGCGGACAGCGCAGGCTGATTACGCAGTACCTGTTCGATCTTCGCTTTCTAGGAAGCCTCACATTCACCATCTGCATAGGCCACCAGGTAGGCGGCGTTAATCACCACCTGTGCCAGATCGCGTTTTTCAAACTTTTTAATTTCCGTTGCCGCTCTGCGGGCTTTTTTTACCAAAAATACCAAACATTGTGACGTTCCTTTGGGTGGGTGAGCCAACGCCCGGGAGCGATCTGCCCACAGAGAAAGTCACACTGACCACTCCGTAAGCTCCCCCCCGAAAGGCTCTGTGGTTGGTATGCGCCGGGCGTGGCGCAGATACA